CCTAATGAACATCACCGCTGAGACGGACAACGAATGGGCTGGACTGAGAGCAATTATGATGGAGCTTCACGATATGGCACGCAAGACTGAGGCCTGTGTGATGGTCCTGCACCACGTATCAGAACAGTCAGAGTATGGGTCACCTAGTAACCCACCTCATCGCAGAGCAATTCACGGAAAGGTCAGTCAGTTACCTGCACTGATACTTACACTGGGCTATGACCCATCGCAAGGAATACTCAAGGTTGCACCGGTCAAGAATAGATTTGGCGCACACACTGCTGACGGAAGCAAGTATGCACAGCTACTGGTAAACTATGCAGCAGTACAGATATCAGACCAGAACGAGTTTGGTTGGATGTTACGCAAGGACACAATTGCAGGATACCAAGGAGGATACAATGTCTGAACAGTTATCAAATAAATACCGAGATAATCTTAAGGTAGATGGGTTGCGTGCAGATGTTGATGCACTCAAGGTAGACCTAACCAACTTCGTTGGTGCATTGCTACAGTCTGGTGTTGTCGAGTTAGTTAAAGATGAAGAAGGCAACATCATCTATAAGATCAACAAGGTTGTATTGGTAGATGAGTCAGTACAACAAGACTAAGGGTTCTCAGTTTGAGACAGATGTAATGAAGTGGCTCCGACGTGCTGGAGTCATAGCAGAACGTCTGACTAAAGCTGGGGCAAAGGATGAGGGCGACATCGTAACTGTTATCGCGGGAGAAACCTATATCCTTGAACTCAAGAACAGGGCAACCCTTTCCTTGCCTGAGTTCTGGAGAGAAGCACAAGTTGAGGCGCTTAACTATGCAAAGGCTAGAGGTCTTGGGGAAGTCCCTCTTTCTTATGTAATAGTTAAGCGTCGCAACGCATCAATAGATCAAGCCTGGGTCATTCAGGACCTAGCACAATGGTTAAAGGAGAAACAGTAATGCCAGTACCAGGTGGAGAAATCACAACATCAGAGATTCTAAAGCCAGTAGTTGAAGAATACAATGAAGATGTTGCAGCATACGAAGCAGCTATAGCAGAAGCATCAGAGAAGGCCAAGAATGATTTGCCAGAACTGTCATAAAGGCGGAGAAGAAAACAGCGTTGCCCATTACAAACGAGCTACTCATTGGCACGATAAGTGTGATGATAAGGGGTGTGTATGCCAGCACAAGACTGGTCCAGGGTACGTAAAGCGGGACGGTTCAAAGGTCCCATTGATGCAAACACAATCCCCATAGGGGCAATTGTTTCGCACTTTGGCGGTGAAGTAAGAGAAGGTAAGAGCGCATCAGTTAGATGCTGCCTACATAGCGACAGTCGCAGGTCTGCCGTTATCAATACCTATGACAACCTGTACTTCTGTCACACCTGCGGTAAGGGTGGCAACGCAGCTAACTTAGTCTGCATACTAGAGAACTTGGAGTTTAGTGATGGCCTCAAACGTGCAGTCGAAATTGCTGCTGGAAGCGGCGCAACAATACGCTCAGGCAATAAGTCAAGAAGCACTGGACGTGCTAAGCGCACGTGGGATCTCTGAAGAAACCGCAGGACTATTTCAGTTAGGAACTATTACTAACCCAATCAATGGTCACGAGATGTATGAAGGGTGGCTATCTATCCCATACATCACAGCTTCTGGTGGTTGTGTTGGCTTTAAGTTCAGACGATTAGATGATGGCAAGCCTAAGTATGGATCACCTACTGGACAGAAGGCACATCTCTATAACGTTACAGACATTACCCTTGACTCACCACACATCGTTGTATGTGAAGGTGAGTTAGATGCCATCGTTACTAGCGGTGAGTTAGGCATACCAGCAGTAGGTGTACCAGGAGTTGCAGCGTGGAAGCCACACTTTCCAAAGCTCTTTGCAGGGTATGAAACTATCTATGTCGTAGGTGACAATGATGTTAAAGAGGATGGGTCTAACCCAGGTGCTGAGTTTGCTAAGCGTGTGGCTAACGAGGTAATGAACTCACAAATTGTTACACTACCCCCAGGTATGGACATCAATGATTACTACTTGGCTAATGGAATTGATGCGACACGGAAGTTACTGATAGGGGAGTCAAATGTATGATGATGACAAGGCAAGATTGGGACACGATGCTACAGACTTTGCAGCATATGGGCTTTCAGATCCTTTCCGTGGATACGCAAAGCGAAGTAATAACAATACGTCCGATACCAACACGTTCATAGCTGATGTCTGGGCTACCTTAGATAGTGCAGGTAACCTGCTCATCAAGAAGCACAAGGACTACGGCCCAACCAACATCAGTCTGTCTCCAGGTGGACCGCTCAATGGTTTGCGTGTGCGTATGCACGACAAGACAGCACGCATCAACCACTTGATTGATAGCGGTGCTACACCAGAGAACGAATCATTACGAGATAGCTTCATTGATCTACTGAACTACAGCGCTATTGCACTGATGGTCTTAGATGGTAAGTGGCCTCGTGACTGAACTACACCCAGTAATCTATGACTTGGTGCCTAGTGTTGCTAACACTATTCATCGTAGGTATAAAGCCTATGTTGAAAAGGATGACATCAAGCAAGAGTTAATGGCTTGGGCTATGACTAGATCAGAAGATCACATAGTTGATCTAATGGAACCTATCGAAGATAGACGCAAGCATAACGAGCAACGCATTGCCTGGCAGATGAGACGTGTAGCAGAACGCTATGCACGTAAGGAGAAGGCTGCTAAGTCTGGCTATCAGACTAATGATGAAGCCTACTACGAGTCAGCTACGCTTGGTCAGTTGCTACCCTTTGTTATTGCATCAGTCATAGATGGCACAGTATTAGAGCAAGCACAAGAGATGATTAAGGATGGGCAACCTAAAGGTTCATCATCTCCAGCAGAAGGTGGGAACCTACTTGCTAACCTTATAGACATCAAGCGTGGCTTTCTCAAACTAGACCAAGAGGACCAGGCTATCTTGCGTATGCGCCATCACGAGAGCTTTACCCTGCAACAGATAGCACAGGTACTAGAGTGTGCCATCTCTACCGCAGATCGTAGATGTTCACAGGCTTTGCGTAGGTTGCAGGATAACTTGGGCGGTATCTCACCTTGGCAATGAACATTATCCACAACGAAGACTGTTTAGATACTATGAAACGTATGCCTGATAATTTCATAGACCTAACTATTACATCTCCACCCTATGATGATCTGAGAATTTACAATGGTTACTCATTTGATTTTCAATCTGTTGCTTATGATTTATTCAGAGTGACCAAGCAAGGTGGCGTGGTGGTATGGATTGTTGGCGACTCAACCATTAAAGGTAGTGAATCTGGTACATCTTTTCGCCAAGCATTAGGTTTCAAAGATGCAGGCTTTAATCTGCACGATACTATGATCTGGCGTAAGACTAATCCTATGCCAAAGTTTAAGCACAAGCGTTACTTTGATGTCTTTGAATATATGTTTATCCTATCTAAAGGACAGCCAAAGACATTTAATCCTTTACTTCAGGCAAACAAAAGAGCTGGAGAACTCTACGACTACACCGCTAAACTAAAAACTACAGGTAAAGTCAGAGTAAAAAAGACATTTAACATTAACGATGAACGCTATAAGGATAACATCTGGGAATGTGCAGTATCTAGGAACGAGACTAATCATCCCGCTGTATTCCCGGAGTCTTTAATAGTAGACCACATTACTAGCTGGAGTAACCAAGGTGACTTAGTTTATGACCCATTTATTGGGTCAGGGACCACAGCTTTAGCAGCACGTTCTCTTGGTCGTTACTACATAGGTAGTGAGATAAGCCAGGAGTATTGTCAAATAGCAGAAGGTAGACTACTGTGAACGAAGAGTTATTGTTTACCTTCTTACGAGAAGGTTTCTATCCTGACTTAGAGAAAGCACCAGGTATCTATGATGCCTTTGACTGTATCTCTAAGCAAGCAGGTCATTACATCGAGTTAAAGTGTAGACATACCCACTATCCCACGCTACTGATAGAGGAGATGAAGTATCGTAAGCTGATAACGCAGGCAGCAGAGCGAGATCTTATCCCCTACTACATCAACTCTACCCCTGCCGGTATCTTCTCCTTTGACCTATTAGATTTACCAGAGCCAGTATGGTTTAATCACCAGATGCCAGCGACTACTGAGTTTGACAGGCTTGATAAGGTTGAGAAGTTAGTAGGTTATCTACCCATAGAAGAGGCGGTCCAGCTCTAATGCAGTATGACTATCGTTGCACAGAATGCAATGGCGAATTAACTATTGAACGCAGTATCCACGAGGACCCACGCGAACCCTCTTGCTTTGACTGCCACGTCCCGATGATACGTAAGTGGGACTCACCCGCTATCACCTTCAAGGGTAAAGGGTTTTACTCTACGGGTGGATAGTGCTATGCTTTGAGTACTGACAGGCACCCGCCTGTTGAGTGCTAGCAAGAAGCCCCCGCCAGTTATGGCGAGGGCTTTTTGTTTTGCTAGGAAAGGGTGAGAAACCTAGCTAATCTATAGTAAGTATTAACTGCTTGCCTATCTCATAAGTATAGCGTGGAGGGATAGCTTCTACTAACTCTCCCCAGATCATCCAATCAATACCCATTGCTTCGCGTGCTTGTTCAATAGTCTTAGCTGTGTGTCCGCCCTTTGGTATCTCATCACGCATAGATCCGTAGATGCCAACAGGTTTTCCCTGTTCTTTGTGGTTACATACTGAACCAATTAACTCTATATTGGACTCAAAGAGTCTATGCCTGCGTACCTTCAACCCGAATGATGAACCGCAGAATTGTACTGGGTTAATCAATGGAGCACCAGGTACGTTCTCAATTACATACGGCACACCGCTTTCAATCAAGGCTTCTCTTGTCTGTGGAATAAGATCTACTTTGTCCGTGCTCTTACCCTGTGCATTGCGTAAGTGTTGAGTCCGAGAGTGTGTCTGGCACGGAGGACTAGCTGCAATGACATCAAAGGTACGCAAGTAATCTAAGTCTTGCAGTATCTCTAAGCAGTCTGCCTGTATAAATTCATACGGGTATCGCTTCTGCTTCTTGATGTCAATGCCTACTACCTCAAAGCCAGCATCAGCGTAGCCTTTGCTCGCCCCTCCAGCCTTGCAGTATAGATCAAGCAGTCTCACTCAGTACCAGCCTCGTCTGTCACTATGGCCGAGAGCGCGGCACGCACTCCCTCCGTAGCGATGACCAATGTATCGTATGCCGTGAAGGATTTGTAATTCAGGTTCTCCACTACGCTCTCTAAGGAGCTGAGCAATTCCAAAAGCCGTGCTTCTTGGTTTGCCCGAAGCGTCTCTTGGGCGAGCAAGGTGGTCGAACCTGGACTCACGGGTCCATAGGGTGATGAGACAATCGATCTGGTTCTTGTCGTAACCGAGTGCTCTTGCGAAACTAACTGTAAGTGCCTTGTTCTCACGCTTCTCCTCCATCGTAGCCTTCGTCCGCTCCTGCATCTGAGGGATCTCCAAAGGGAGGTGGTGTGTTCGCTCTGGTATGAATACCCACAGTAAGCTTACTGTTACTATCAATAACCCAAGTCTTGCCCTCTTGCTCATCGAAACTCCTTTGTTCATCAAGCAACTGCTTGTATGTGTCTGGATACAGGTGAGCTAGGCGAACTAATGCCTTGTCTCTTGCCCGTCTATAATTACGGTAGTGGATAGATTGTTTCCCGCTTACTTGCCTACTCTCCATTGATCTTGTCCTCCCACACTATAAGCGCATAGACTACCAGCATTACCACGAGCAAACCTAATACATAACTCATAAGCTCGCCGCCCTTACTATCTCGGTGATGTCTATGGTCTGCCCTACTAGGTGAGCATCTTCCTCATCACTATCCCAGGCAGACACCAGCACTCTACTGTTACTAGGTGCAAGGCTTAGCCATTGCATACAATGCTCAGCGTTCTCGCCTCCCCACTCAGTATCTCCGTTCTCGTCCACTACCTCATACAGTAGAATCAGATCAGACTTCTTTGGGTGTATGGTATAGATGTTATTCACTTGTTGCCTCCTTAACTATTGGACAAGGGTAGGGTATGTAGGTACTAAACGAACTGCACTCTGTGCATAGCCCGTAACTAGATATATGTCGCTCTAGTATTAGAGCCGTACTGTCTGGGTAGTGCGCCTTAGTAATAAATTCTCTACTCATCACTCTCCTCCTCGAACCCGAATAGCTGCGACAGGGCAGAGTTAGCCCTGCGTAGGTTAGCGATAGCCCTTGCTATCTCCTCCTGCTGTAAGTCCTTCTCTGCCTCGTTGATACATAGATCGAACTTAGCTTCTAAATACTCTCTATTCATTACGCTATCTCCTCTACTACTACATCATCATAACCTTTAACCTCACGCCAAAACTCAGCTATCCGTTCTGCATCTATCTTATAGGCGTAGTGCTGCCAGTTAATCTCACTACCGCCTACCCATACTGTCCACTTACTCATTGCCCTCTCCCTCGCTCTCCTTGGTAGATAGTACTCTACCCTTATACTCGCTACTAATTATCTTACTTGTATCCTCGTGTCCTAATAGGATCTGCCAGTCCCATAGGCGGGGATCTCCGTCATAGGTATCTATCTCTAGTGTTACTAGGTACTTATCCTTCATTTAGCTACGCGATCCGCATAACTCGCACTCTCTCTCCTCCGTGCTTAGGGCGCGTAGTATGTCCATTGTGTCCATTACGCTACCTCTCTCTCGCACTCTCGGTATAAATCTCTCCCGCAATCTATACAGAAAACTAATTTACAGCTCTCGTGAGGGTGTCGCATACAATGCACAAAACCCTCCTCTTTCTGCAAGCAATCGTGTGCCATTACTCTCCCTCACCCTCTTGCTCTTTATCTGGCCACCCGTCACGATTGAGGCGGCAGATTTCGCAATGGTCATAGTAGATGTCATCATCTACCTCCGGTGTATAGTTGCTGCTCATTTACTTACCCTCTCCCGCTAAGTGGCAAGGACAAGAGCAAGCGTAACTATCTTGCACGCTATCCTCACACAATTGATGTCTGCCTTGTACGCAAGAGCTATTCATTTACTTATCCTCTCCCTCTAGTAATTTAATCGCTAGGTTTAGGGCTTCGGTAGCCCTCGCCCTCTCTTGCTGAATAGTCTCCTTGCTAAAGCGTGGCGCGGTGTTAGCGTCGAACGATCTTTTGATGATGTCTAAATAGTTGATTGCCTCTTTAGTATCCATTTACTTAGCCTCCTCCCCTACGATTATTACCTTATCGCTCTCATAGTGCTGACAGTAGGCTTTCGCTACCGCAAAAGAGCTGAACCTTAGGCGAAAGTCTGTCTCTACGTTAAACATCATACGCCCGGCTCTCCACTCTCCCGGCTTGATTTGATAGGCGTAATACCCTCTATCAATTGTGTACCTCAATTGTGTGCCGGTAACTCTCGCGCTCTCCCACTCTAGTTTTACCGCTGACTTAATAGCTTTCATTACGCTAACCCCTTTACTCTAGATCCGGCTAGGTACCGGCCACCCTCTCCCGCTATCGCGGGAGGGGATAGTCACCTACCTAGTGAACTCGTTGCCGTAGCACTCTGTCATTGAGCCGATACACCACCCGATGAATTCAGCTTGAGGCGATCCGATACCTACCCACCACCAGGAGCCAGACACCCACACAATTAGGGCAAGGCCCGCAGCTATCGCCACGGCTCGCACCCTCTTACCTCGTTTAGTAATCACGCGGTCACCTTTAAGCAATCGGCACACAGCAGGATCTCCCCCGTTTGGTGGTCATTTAATAGGGTTAGATCCTCTGCCGTAAAAAAGTAATCGCACCCGTAACAGGTTTGGGTCTGTCTCATTGATTAGCCTCCGCCTCATAAGTCTCGGCATCCATTAACGCTTCGATCCAATCTTCTACGGCTTGAGGGTTGGCGGCGTACTCTTTCAAGGCATCGCCGAGGTAATCGATCTCCAAAAAGCCGAGGACATTGCGAGGGTTTCCCTTGTAAAGATTCCCTCCGTAATGCTCCTCCGAGTAGCCGATTAGATCCAAAAACAGGTGGTAAGGCGTGCCTGTTTTGATGTCGTAATTCATTGACCAGTGGATCAATGCGTTCACCTCCACGACATTGGCGGGAGGGTTTTCAATTAGATCCCAAAAAGTTTTGCGGTTTACTGTCTCCATTTAGTTATTCTCCTTATTCTCTAGTCGTGTTTTCAATGTAAAGGCGTGGATCTCATCCCACGTTTTGAGGTTATTCTCCTCAATTATTCTTTTATT